GAGTGATAGAAGCATAAGCAGGAACAAACTCATTCCAAGACTTCTCAACTTCTCCAAAATCATTCTCAGTTTGTGAAAAAGCTTGAATGCTCACTTTGTGTTTTAGGTTTCCTGCTCTCATGTGTTACAAATCCTATATCTTTCTATAAGACTGTCAACATGCGATGCAGGAAGTTCTGAAACACTAATACCAACAACAAATGACTCACGATTTTCATAGTAAGTCGATACTTGAATCTTTACCCATGCTTTGATAGGTTCTGGAACTTTTGTTGCATCAGACCATCCTGCTCTGTAGACAACTCTTACACCGTTTTTCGCCGGCGAAATTGTTCCCCAAGAAGTTGGATGTAAACTTGCAGGTGTGGATTTGTCATCGAGTTCATACTCGGTGACATCACTCCATATAGTTTCATCTAAAGTCTGAAAGCTCTCTAAGCTTATAAATGGAGGGCGCGGTAAAATCATCTCGCTCGCCATAGCATCAAAGTACAACTCATATGTACATGGCATGATCTGTCTATTCATAATGAGCTCTGCACTTTGCTCTGCCATCAGTATCATAGATGTAATCATCTCATCATCATCTGAATGAAGTACTCTTAAAAAGTTCTTCATCTCTTCTAATGTCACTGAGTTAGTAGTAGGTGCTACAGTTTGAATGAGTTTCATCTAGTTATGCTCCATCACCTGAGACACCATCATCTCCAGTTGTTATGGGTAAGATTCTTTTTTTAAGTTCTTCCACCATTTCAAGAATTTGTTCACCATTAAGTACTACTCCATTGAGTGCAGCTTCTTTCAAAACTACATCATTGTAAAGACCGTTAAGCTCTGCTTCAAGTTGTTCTTTTTCTAAGATAGCTTTTGCTTCTGCTTCAATAGCAGCTTTTGAAGCTTCATTTTCTTCTATCTTTTTAAATAGATTTTCTGTCTCTTTTTTACTTTTAAGCTTTGCGATTCCTTTTTTAATCATGTTAGAAGCAACTGCTTCACTAACTTCTATGGAATCTCCAGGCTCATAAGCTTTAGCACCAGAGAGGTGCTGTAGTAGAATAACTTTCATCATTTATCCTTATGCATTTTGTCCTGCATTGAAAGCTTCTGCGAGTGTTGGTTTTGCATCAACACGTTTATAAACTTTAAATCCAACCATTCCATTTACAGCATAGAGTTCATTGAGTCTTTGAATACTCATCTGACCACGATCTGCGATTTGATAGTTTTTGAAATCGCCAAGTACGATAAACTTATTTCCAGTTCCAAGCTCTGCCATTGAGTTGTCGATGACAATAGGACGACTAAGAAGAGTTGAGTTTTCACCAGCTGTTAATCCTGGAGCATAAAGATAGTTTCCATTTCCATCTTTGAGCTTGCGAATAGCTTTTTCTGTTTTATCTGTCATTCTCCATGTGGAAGTTTTTCTATACTCCTCTTTGAGATCATAATAGATGTCTATCAACTCATCAGAAGTAACTGCATCAACAGCAGCCGTAGTAGAACTCGTACCAACACTTGCAGCAAATGCAAAACCTTTTGGTTTGCTCACACCATCTCCAACTGCAAATGCAGGAGACTCTGCTTTGTCAATACCTTTTGCAATTTGACCAGCCATATATACATCAAAGTCAATCATATTGTCTTGAAGAAGCTCTTCTGATACTTTGATGATACCGCCAAGTTTCCAAGCCTTAATCTGCTCTTGACCTAATGTTGATTTTGTTTCACCATATGCAGCACCTTCGTCAATCCATGTAAATGTAGGTGCATCACCCTCAACTGGAATGTTTACCGTTGATTGAGTTGTTAATACATTTGATATAGAGCGAGTGCGACCAAGAGTGTTTAGCTTCATGATCACTTGCTTTTGATATGATTCAGGTACTAAAAAACCACCATCAGCATCAACACCAACTGTCATAGCTGCTTTAAAGTCATTGAAGTCTCCACCAGCAAGATAAGAATCAAATGCTGCTTTATACTCATCTGTATCTGTAGCACTTAATGCAGATGAAGCAGGAATGCTCATCATTGGTTCAGTTGTAGGAGCACTTAAAGTTTTTTCATGTGCATCTAAATTTTCTTCTCTTTTGATAGAAGCATCAATAGAATCGTAATCTTTTTCAAGTGCTGTATATTCAGCTACTTGATCATCGTTCATCGTTGGGTGTGCATCTGAAAATGCTCTCATTTGTTTGAGCATTTTTGCTCTTTTTTCATGTTTAGTCATGGTTAATTTCCTTTTCTCTTAAATTTAATCTTGCTTTTAAAGCGTTGACTCTAGAGGAGTTATCCTCACCTTCAAATTCTGTATTACCTTCTTTTGATGGCGTCGGTTCTTCCAAGTTTTCTAGCATTGCAGCAGCAGCTGTATAGTCATCATCTGAGTATCGAGTGTTTGCATCTTTAATACAAGCATTTATGCTCTCTGAAGCTAAAGCTTTTGCACTCATAGAGTTTTTTTCTTCTTCAGTAGATAAAATCACATCAACAAATCCAGCATCTTTTATCTCTTGTCCGTAAAGATATGTCTCATCATTCATCATTTTCTCTATCTCAGACTCACTCTTGCCTGTTTTTGATACATAAGCTTTGGCAAGAACTACACTGAGACCATTGACGATATCTGCTTTTTTACGAAGTGCTCTGTGATCACCCCATGCAATAGCTGAAGCATTATGAATCATGTAAGTTGAGTTATCATAGGCTTGAACTTCATCCGCAGCCAAAGCAATATATGAGGCCATAGATGCAGCTAAAGAAGAGATAACCGCTGTTATTTTTCCTTTGTTATATGCTTTGAGTGCATTAAATATCTCAACACCTTGAAATACATGGCCACCAGGAGAAGATATCTCAAGAGTTATATCTCCTGAAGTTTCTTTAAGCTCATTTTTGAACTCTTTAGCAGTTGTATCCCAACCAATTTCACCATCAATTTTTAGTACTGGCATTTGTAACTCCTTCTTTTATTTTTTGAATCGTTGTCATATTTAGTTGCATATATCTCTCATCGCCATCTGCTCCAATTGTGTTCATATTTTCAAGTTTTAAGATGTCATTTATAGTGAGTGCACCTATCATGTGCATTGCTTTATATCCCTCTGTACGAGTTTTATAGTCACCACGAAGAAGAGTGTCGACATTAAATTTTATAGAGTACTCGTCTTGTTCTTTCATACTAAGAAGTGATATGCTCAAGGCTTGTTCTATTCTTTTAATCCAAGGGAGCATAGTAAACTGAACAAATTCAAGTGATTGGTGTTCTATATTTGAGAAAGTTGCATTTTCTAAAGAGTTGATCATGTGCATTGGAACTCGGAAGATAGAAGCGATATCTTCTTTTTGATACTTTCTAGTTTCCAAGAACTGTGCTTCGTTGTTCGTTATACTCATTTTTGAGTACTTCAATCCATCTTCCAATAGCATAGGTTTTGAGCTGTTTTTCATCCCTGCATAGTTTTTATGTAAATCTTTTTTCAATCTTTCATATGCTTCATCTGTGAGTTTTCCATCTTTTTCAAAAACACCTGAGCCATTTGCACCATTTTCAAAAAAGTTTATTCCAAATTCCTGAGCAGTTGAACCAAGTTGAAGAGCTCTTTTGTTGTACTCAATCGGTGATAGACCTGTAATGCCATCATCTGATGGAAGTCCTGGTATATGTAAAATTTCTAAAGAGGAGAGTGTTACTTTTTTTGATCCAGTATCGTAGATGAATCTTTTTCCAGCTTGAGTAATTTTTACTTCCATATTATCAGCAACAAGAGGGTAAATTCCTATGATTTGCATAAATCCATTACGGACTATTTGAGAATAATGATTTCCTCTAAGGTTTAAGTCTTGAACTATCATCTCTCTCCACATTACAGATGTAATATTAGGGTTTGGTTGTAGTTTAAGAAGTCTATAGAGTGAAAAATCTTTTGCTTTTTCTTTTCCCTCTGCAATGTTACGAAATACGTCAAGAGAAATAGAGCTAAGTGTTTCAGCTATGACTCTGTTACACGCAAAAACAGTTGTGAGTCTCATAGCATTTTGAGGAGTTATAGTCGAAGAGTTGCCACCAAAGATAGAACCTGATGAAAAACCACCAGTAGCAATGCTAAGAGGAGCTCGAGCGGAGAACTGTTCTAGAAAACTCATAATTTCCCACCAGTTCTATGAGCAATAACAAACTCATAAATGAAAATATATAAAATAGCTAAAGAAGAGAGTACAAGAGAGATCCCAGTAATAATAAACCCATAGTGTAGTGACATCAAAGACACACCGGTACCAAGCACTAAAGATATAAAGATTAGTAGTAAAAATATAATAAACAAGCTCTTTAAATTTTCCATAGTCGAAATATAACACGGAATTTAAAAAGAGGTCGATTTTGTGAGAATTTAACACGTTTGGGTATACGGTGGAGATGTTTTTAGCTATAATTATTTACAATAATTGATAAAAATCTCATTTCACTTTCAAGTGATATGACTATTTATAGGGGTAAAATCTGAGTTTATATTCTGAACGGTTAGCTAAGTTAAAAAGAGAAATTCAATCTATTCAAAGCAATAGAAAGAAAAAAAGATGGAAAAAAAATCAAAAAATAATGATTGATTTTATTAATGGTGTAACAGATAAAGCAATTTTTTCAGTAAAAGGGAAAAATCTTGTTCTCAAGCAAGGAAATATTGGTTTTGGGTTTCACAAAATAGTTATTAAGCATTACAATGCAAATGATTTAAGTGCATTAGATGTAGTTAATATAGCTGAAGTGTTTGAAAGAGGAATAACATTGAATAATGAAGGTGTTTCAAATGATGATAATACAGTTTATAGTCATACTAAAGATGGTAAGAAAAGATTGTTAGTTACAGGTGAAAATAAACTTGGAGAGATTGTAGTTTCATATTATAGAAAAGTATAATTGGAAGCAAGACGATAACGGTATTCAACCATCCAGGGCTTACTAAACGCTCCGTATCGTAACCTTGCTTCACTGAAGAAGACGTTTCCGTCATAAAACACACCTAATGCACTTTGTGATAGAAACTTTTCTATTTAGATGTAGTAATTATACTCTATATTTATTAACTTGTCAATTTCTATCAAACACCAAATCATTAACAACCAACCCTTTACAATAACAAAACTCAGCTATCTCTCTCACTGGCATACTATCAACAGCCTTTGCTGTTCTCAAAGCATCGTAGCTCATTCCTAATGCATCAGCAACATGATGATCATATACACACCCTTCAATATCTACACTTATGATGTCCTTTATCCTCTCCACACACTCTTTTGTCGTTACAAATACACTCATAGACTTCTCATCCCCCTTGTTTCATATACTGATTCTTCTTCTACTTCCTCTTTGACGTGCACAACCAATGCGAGAGTGTTGATGAGTGCTGCAACACCATCTATCTTACTATTTGGATCGCTTTTGTTTGGCATTATAGAACCGTGAGCATTGGTTAATATGCTCATGTTTGATATCATCCAGTTCAGAACTGGGTTGTCATCGTGTGTGATGTGTCTATTTTTTACAAGCCTTAGCAGCATAGATGTCGGTTCAGAGAGTTTTATAGCACCTTGAGACACCATTATGCAGTTGTCAAATCCACTCTTTAGTTCTATTTGTTTAATGAGATGAGAAGCACGGTGAGGGTCATATGCTATGTAGCTGACATCACCCTGCTCTAACTCTTTAAGAGTATCTACTTCTAAATAGTCTTGATCTATTGTTGTACCTGGTGTCGCTATTATATACCCCTCTTGAACCCATGTAAAAAGTGGTGCATGAAGCTCACGAGATCTCTTTTGAATATTTGCTTCTGGTATATAGCACTTTAGTTTTACATGGTAACGGTTTCCTGGAAGAACATACAAAGAGGCACGAGCTGTAAAGTCATCGCTAAGACTAAGGTCAAATCCTATAATTTTCGTGAGTGTATAGGATAAATCAACTTCTTTATCTACACAATCTTCCCATTTATCGTATGGTATATAAGTCTCAGCAGATGAAACATGTCTGTTTAAGTGCTTTACTAGAAAAGTGTTGAGCTTTTCAGGGTTATCCTGTGCTTCTTTAGCTATTTTTGCGAGTCCATCACGATCAACTGAAATACCATAATTTGGATTTGCTTTCTTCCAGGTACTCTCAACAAATGGATCATCATCTTTATCAGCTTCTGCTATAAATGCAAAATAGTTTTCATTTGTCATTGAGCCTTCAAGTATCTGTTTTGCATACTTGTACTCAGGTATGAGTGGTGAACTTAAAGAGAATCCAGCAGTAGTGATAATGAGTAACAGCGGTTGAAGTCTTGCCATCTGCGAAGTCTGAACCGCATCTACAAGTGAAGAGTCTGCATGCGCATGAAGCTCATCCACACAACCAAAAGAGCAGCTCATTCCATCTTCAGACTCGCTATCTCGACCAATGGCTTTAAAAGTTGTTTCATTTTTTGTGAAGTTTATAGTTCCATAAGATTTAGTTGAGTTGTCTCTTAGTTCAGGGTGAAGCATCCTCATTTTATCTACACCAGTCCAAGCAAGTTTGGCCTGGTCACGCTTAGCACCAACAAATACAACTTCACCACCAAATTCACCACGAACTAAGACATCAGCGATACTGAAAGTTGAAGCCATAAGAGTTTTACCATTTTTCTTTGGAATATAAATCAAGGCCTTTGAAAATCTTCTCACCCACACACCGCTTGAGTGCTTTTGTTCCCACCCAAAGAGTATCATAACCACTTTCTTTTGCCAAGCATCTAGTTTTATGTAAGTATTTGCTAAAGGACCTTTGTAGTGCTTGAGCTGTTCGATTATCGCTATGTATGTCTTCCCAAGAGCTTCATTAAATCGCATATCTTTAAGCTCACCATTTTTTAAACGAAGCAAATCTTTACGATGACGTTCAAATGTCTTCTCATAATAGGGGTATACGGTAGGATTTTCTTTCATTTTTTTATATCTCAACACTCATAGAGTTTATATCCGAAGCTATATCAAATAATGACTTCTCTGATTTTTTACTACGATCGCCAAGTTTTATGCCTAGAAGTTTTCTGCTTGTCATGGATAAACCGAGCTGATTTGCATAAGTGAGCAAACTCTTCTGAACTGCTTGAAGTGCTGTAAAAGTTGGGTTAAGGTACTTTCCTCCAGTCTTTTCACTCTCTAGAACTTCTCCCTCATACATAAGTCTACGTTCAAGATCTATATATCTCTCGAATGTCTTTGCAAATACAATTATTAGAGGCTCATCAACTTGCGAATAGTGTTCGCCAAGTTCTTCTCTAACCTCTTGCATTTTTCTCTTTGCAATGGTTCCAAATATATCAGCATGTGGAGCCGTTTGAGCCATCTTACTTTTGGCACTACTTTGTGAGCTTCCGTATTTAGTCCAGTTTTCTAATTTTATAATTTCGTTTAATTTATTTCTTGGAATATGATATTGAACAGATAGCTTACGAGCAGAAGTACCTAAAGTTTCATAATCAAGCTTTGCACTTTCCAATTTCTCTTCATACCCCACCCCCTCATCATGAGGTTTGTGAAAAGTTGTCAGGGGTGTCGATAAACTCGACTCTTCATCTCTAGACATTTGACACCCCCTCCATTTTCTTTTTGTCTCGTGCAACTCTTGCAGTTTTAATATTGTGACAAATTTTGCAGAGAGTTTGTAGGTTATCAAGACAAGTTGCACATCCACCATCAGATATTTCTTTGATATGATCAACTACTTCGCCGATTGATTGACATATCTCACACAATGGTTCATCATTTAGTTGTAGTGCTCGTAGTTTTTTCCACTCAGATGAGTTGTAGAATTTAAAATTTTTCTTATTTCTTCTGTTCTTATTGTAGTCTTTGGCTTGTTCTGCTCTTGAGTTATCTCGTTGATGTGTAGCACACCATCTTTCTTCATAGTCTATGATGTTTGAGCAGCCTATTTGGTTACAGAGTTTTTTAGGCATTCAAATACTCCAATGCACCAGATTGATACAGTTCTACTAATCTCTTAGCAGAGAGCTGGCCGTTAAAGTCTTCGGCATCTGATACAAACAACTTCTTATCGTCATAATAATTCCCAACTCTTCTGACTCCATCAAGTGTTAAAGCCATTCTCTTTGGTAGGTACGATATATATATTTCATTCTTTAAGAAGTTTGTTAAGTTATATCTTCTGTTCTCAGTATCTGGATCATGCAAGTACTTCATTGCTGCTAACTTGAGTAAGTTCACATCTATGTCTATATGTTTAAAGACTTCATAAGCATCTTCTTTCTTACCTTTGTATTTAGTATTTACACTATAAACAAAATAGAGATCATTAAACTCTTTACTTTCATGCCAAAATTCTTTGGTCGCCTTATTATTAGTATTTATATTAAATACTTCCCTCGGTTGGCTTTGCTCGTTTTGCTCGGTAACTGTTGATACATTCCCTATATATTGGGTTGTATCGTTGCTCGTTTTGCTCGGTTGGCTTTGCTCGTTTTGCTCGGTAGCATTTTTAACAGAGCTATAGTGTTGTTTATTTTTAATCATCCAATGAGACAAGAAAAGCTCTATCTCAATCGTATACTCTTTTATCCATTCATGTGCTGTGCTACGAGAGATATCCCACGACTTAGCATAAAAGCTTTCACTGTTGTGCATACCATGTTCCATATCATGCCAGTACTCCATAAAGGCTCTCGACTTCTTACGACCTCTAAGACCTCTCTGTTGGTTTAGCTCTTGTACATAGTCAGATGGATAAGATTTATAATTCATTCTCATATCACAGTCACCTCAATCTTTCCACCATAAGTGTCAGGGCTATCCGTATACTCAACAACTACTGGAGGCTTTGGAGTTATGCTTCTTCTTACCTTGAAGCTCTTCAGCATCTTAATGGCTCCGTAGTTATCTTTAGTGAGTACGAACTCTCTCTCTGATGATTCGCTTTCTTCATCTATCTTATTTATCTCATAGACAGTTCTTGCTGCATCTACAAACGCACCAGCTCCACGAGCATTTGACTTTATACTTCCATCACCACCCTTTTTAGAGTGGTGTAAAAATATGATGCACTTTTTTGTCTCTTTCGCCCAGTCCATAAAAGGCTGCATAAACATACGAGCTTGAGAGTTATCGTTCTCATCTGCACCATAAAAAGCTAGAAGTGGGTCAAATATGATCACATCAAACTCTTTGAAGTTCTTTTTGAACTTATAGAAGTTCGCATGAGAAAACTTTTTGTTTACTATGAGTTGAATAGGAGAACGAGAGATGAGCTTAACACCTGATAAAGAGAAAGGTTTACGAAGTATGTGCTCACATATAGCCTTAGAGCGAGACTTAGACTCATAGTCTTGATCTTCACTCAGCCATACTGCACACTGTTTCCCTGTGTCTAAAAAGTGTCTTATGGCAAGTTGCAGTGCGGTCCATGACTTTCCAGTTCCACCTGGTGCTGCTATGATTGTTACAGTTCCACGAGGTATAGGGAGCCAATCTTTAAGTATGAACTCTGTTACACTATCTACTACATCGTTTATATTGATAATACCGAAGTCATCTGCAATCATATCTACTATGGCGTTTAGTTCATCTTCTGTTTGAGAGATCACTTCATCGCTTGATAATTTATCTTCAATAACACCTTTTTTTATAACATTTGTAACATTGAGCAGTTTACGAAGTCTTGACTTGTCTACAATTTCCTCAACATATGCACGAGTGTTCGAGATAGGATTTGCAGAGAGTATCTCTAACAGGACCTGCTCATCAAATCTATTTTTCTTGATAAGCTCTTTTTTTAAGAACTCCTCGTCGATTGGTTTGTTGCTACTCTCAAGAGTTTGCATAGCTTCATGAATGGCACGATGAGATGGTAGGTAATAGTCGTCAGTATTTATAGAACCACTCAGCTCTTCAAATGATGCTGGATCAAATATGATAGATGAGAGTATGCTTCTCTCAAAAGCAAGGTTATATAGTTCGTCTTGCATCTAGTACATTCTTGCGTCTATGTTAGATTCGAGTGAGCATCCAGCACCTTTAAAAAAGTAACGTGCTATCTTTGTACGGTTTGAAGTTACTTGAAGTACCATGATTGGGCTAACAGCACCTACATCTTCAAATTTGCTTTTCATGTCAGATATTCTTTGTGCAAGTCTATTTATGCCGTGTTTTACAGCCTCTTCATGTGTCAATGAACCGCCGCTGCTAAGTATCTTGTATATCGTATGAGGCTGTGAACCTGCTTTAAATGTTAGTTTTGCCATCGTTTACTCCACTTCTTCTTTGTGAGTTTTTAACATCACTTCTAGCTTTCTCTCTATACTTCTAAGTGATGCTAGAGCTTCTGCTATGCTTTG